GGACGAAAGCGCGCCGGCCACGAGAAGTTTGCCGAGCACTACGAGCTTTACCTGTTCGAGGGCAAGGCTCCCAGCCAGGAGCTGCAGCCCCTGTTCCGGCGCTTCGCCAGCTGGATGAAGAACGTCTACACCTCTCTGAAGGCGTTCATGCTGACCCACAACAGCAACCTCACGCCAGAGGTGCGCGGGATCTACGACCGCATGCTGGCGACCGAAGCCCAGATCGAGCAGGCCGAGGCGGCGCGCAAGTTCCAACCCCTGTTCGCCTCGGCGGAGGAGGCCGGCATGGACCCTGCCGCCTGGGCCGCCTACCAGCTCCAGGCGCAGGAGGCCAGCGAGAGCGCCATCGAGAACCTGCAGGCGCGCAGCCTGCGCGATGCGAAGTGGATGTCCAACGCCCACAGCCGCGTCATCAAGGCCATGCAGAAGGCGGTCAAGGGCAAGATCAAGGAGACCACCGCAGAGGTGACGGCCGAGGTCGAGGCCATGCCGGTGTACGCTGCCAAGGCTGCGCTGGACGAACTGCACAAACCCACCGAGGCCGACAAGGACGCAGCCAAGGACTGGCGCGACCGGCGGGCTGCCGCAGAGGAGCGCGCCACCGAGCAGGTGAAAGCAGACACCCTCGCGGCACCGGAAGCGGCGGATCTCAAGGGACTGGCGAAGGGCCAGTACCTGGCCAAGAACAAGAAGGTCATGGCCAACACGGTCGAGCGCCTGATGATCGAGTGGGAGAAGGCCAACCCGAAGCCCGTTCGCACCAATGACCCCGGTGACCTGCAGCTCACCTCCGAGCGCTTCGGCTTCAGCTCCCCCGATGAAATGCTGCGGGCATTCGCCGAGGCGCAACCCAAGGCCGAGGTCATCGAAGGCATGACCGACCAGCGCCTGCTGGAGCGCTACGGCGACCTGACCACCGAGGAGGGCATCAAGGCTGCCGCCGACGAGGCCATCCACAACGAGGCGCGCGCACGCTTCGCGGCCACCGAACTGCGCGCCCTGTCCGAGGGGGTGCGCTTAAAAGACACCCGCAGAATTAAAGTGCTGGAGCAACTGAAGGAGTGCATCGGGTCATGAGCGACAAGAACTTGCTGGAGATCGGCGCGGCGCTCGCCGACCTGGCCGCGCTCGCTGAGAAGAACGCAGCGGCCCAGCCCGTGCTCATGCAGATGCTGTCCAGCCAGGTGGAGACCCTGCGCACGCTGGTCTCGCAAGAGCGCCTGGTGCCGGTCGTCAACGTGGCCCCGGCCACCCCCAACGTATCGGTGCAGGCAGCGCCTGCCCCGGTGGTGAACGTCAACGCACAGGCCGGCGAGACCATCGTGCATGTGCTCGAAGCCAAGAGCAAGAAGGTTCGCCTAACAGTCAATCGCAACGCCAGCGGGTTCATCGAATCCCTGGACGTGGAAACCATAACGGAGTAACCCCATGGCCATCTCGATGAACGCGACCCTGCGTAACAACCGCCTGGACCAGATCACGTCCTTCGTGGGCGCCACCGGTAAGCTGCGCGTCTACACAGCCGGCGCTGCCACGCTGCTGTACGAATCGCTGTGCGCTGCCACCTTCGCGCCTGCTGCCTCCGGTGGCGTGCTCACCGCCAACGCGGTGGGCAACGCCACGGCGGTGGCCGCCGGCACCGCTGCGGTGGCCAGGCTGTACAAGAACGACGGCACCACCCTGGTGCTGGACGGCTTGACCGTGGGCACCAGCGGCACCAACGTTGTCATCACCAACACGACCATCGCCGTCAACGACGTGGTGACGACATCGAGCTTCACGATCACTGAAGGTAACCCGTAATGGCTAACGCTATTGGCACGGCTGAAATCGACTTCGGGGCGTTCCCTGGGTCGAATGACGCCAGTGTGGCCGTCACTGGGCAGACGGGCATCAGCGCTACGAGCAAGGCTGAGGCGTTTGTCATGGCTGACGATACATCCACGGACGGGCACACGGCCAATGACCATCGGTATTTCAACATGTTGTCCGGGTTGACCTGCGGGACGCCAACAGCGGGGACGGGTTTCACGATCTACGCTACATCGCAGCACAAGCTGCAAGGTAAATTTGCCCTTCGCTGGGTTTGGAGTGATTAAAAATGCCGATGGATTCTAGAATCGTAGGCGGTATCAGCGGCTATCAGGCCGAGGTTGATATCAACAACAACGCCAAGGTAAACCTGCCGACGACTGTCAGTCAGGCGGGCTACTCTGCCCTGGCTGCCGAGTCTGACCCTGGCACCTACACCGGCACCCGCGAGGTGCGCAAGGCGCTTATCTCTGCTGAGAATCGCTTGCTGGTCGGCATGCCGTCGATCATCATGAGCAAGACTTTCCCTGGCACGGCGGTGAATACCGGCTACTGGCACCAGATCGCGACCACGCAGACTGTCGCAGTGGCGTCCGGCCTGCTGACGCTAAACAGTGGTAACGTGACCACGCTGTCCACCGGCTCGGGCAACCAGTCGGTGCAGCCCATCCCGGTGAACATGGGCGGCATCACGGTGGCGGAAACTGACGGCTACCCGACCAATACACCTGTGGCTAACAACGTCACCGAGTGGGGCGCGTTCAACTACACCACGTTCAACGGCGCGGTAACGGACGGTGCACTGTTCCGCTTCAATTCGTCCGGCGAGTTCCGCTGTGTGCTGGTGACCAACAGCGTAGAACTGCAGTCTGCATCGCTGAATGCTGCCGTGCTGGCGCCTGTCAACGTAGTGAAGAATTATTTCATCCGCATCTCGGACGAGGGCGCTGAATTCCTGATCGATGGTGTGCGCGTTGCCAATATCACGCGACCGTCCACGGCGGGTAGTTCGCTGCTGAATACCGCGCTTTACCTTTCGCAGCGCACGTACACGCTGGCAACTGCACCGGCGTCTGCCACCCAGTTCAAGGTTGGGCACGTTGCCGCCTGGCTTGAAGAAGAAGTGGCGAACCGCGACTACACCATGAGCCTGACGGGCCAAGGCGGGCACCTGGCGTACACCCAGGACGGCACGACGGCTGGTATCACGGCCAGCTACGTGAACAACACGGTACCGACTGCCGCTGTACCCACAAACACCACGGCGGCCCTAGGCACTGGCCTGGGTGGCCATTTCCTGGCAACGGCAACGGCTGCTGTAAACACCGACCTGATCATCAGCAGCTACCAAAACCCGGCCAACGGTGCGGCTGTGACCGGCAAGACGATTTACCTGCGCGGCTGCTGGCTGGACACCTACGTGCAGACGGCGTTGACGGCTGGCGGTGCCAATATCGTTTGGTATCTGTCCATTGGTAGCACGTCGGTGTCCGAGGCCACGACTGAATCGGGCACGACCAAAATCCGACGAGTGATCCCGCTGGGTGTCCAGACGGTGGCGGCTGCCGCTGCCGCGTTGACATTGTTGCAGCGCATCCAGGTGCCGCTGACGGACGTCCCCATCTACCCTGGCGAGTTCGTCAAGGTGTGCTGCCGGTACGTTGGCACGGCGGCCACTGCTGGTGTCTACGGCCACCTGATCGGCTTCGACGGCTTGAACGAGTAAACCATAAATGTCCCTGCTACTTGCCCTTATTGGCGGTGGCGGTGGCGGGGGCAACAGCCAAACCATCGCCCTTACGCTCGATGGCGTAGGCGCGAGCGCGAACCAGACCGCCCAGCACCCGCAGTCCAGCGCCATCACGCTGGACTCTGTGCTGGTTGCCGTCAACCAGACCGCACAACACCCGCAGAGCCTGGCGCTCACACTGGGCGACATCACCGTCGCGTCCAGCCAGGCGCTGCAGCACAGCCAGGCCATCACCGTCACACTGGACGATGTGACGGTCGCGGTCTCTCAGACCAACACCGGCGCGGGCAGCGGATCCTACACGCAGTCGGTCGCCATCACCCTGGACGACGCCACGGCGGCCATCGCCCAGACGCTGCAGCATGGCCAGACCATCGCCGTAACGCTGGGCGATGCGACTGCCGCAGCCACGCAGACCCTGCAACACAGCCAGGCGCTGGCGCCCACCCTGGCCGACGCCACCGCAAGCGCAGCGCAAACGGCGCAGCACGACCAGGCGGTGGCTGCCACCCTGGGCGATGTCAGTGTTGCCATCGTCCAGTCGCTGCCGGGTGCATACAACCAGGTGGTCGCCATTACACTGGACGACGCCAGCGCGAACGTGCAGCAGTCCGGGCCGAGGGTAGAGGGCCCGACCATCGGCAGCGTTGGTGGCGGGTTAACCCGCATGCGTCGCAAGCAGGACGAGGAGCTCGTCGAGCTGCTGCTTTCAATGATTGTGAGTGAGGTTATCTGATGGGCACCCTGACCGGATGTATTGCGAAGGCGGGCATCTTGCTGCCACGTCACGACAAAGAGGCGATCCTGAAGCACGCCGCGGAGTTCCGCGAGCAGGGCATGGACGCCCAGGCCGCTGGCGTTGCCGCAGTGGAAAAGCGCATTGCGCACCTGAACACCCAGGCGAGCAAGGGCGAGGGCAGCACCAACGTGCTGGTCAAGGCGGCCAAGCAGTTCGCCGAGGGCCTGGTCGCCCGGCGCAAGGTGCGCGACCTCAAGCCCGGCAAGCACACCGCAGCCGAGGCCAGGGCAGCCAAGGCTGCCATCGAGGCCGTCAGGAAGGGCGACACAGAGGCCGCCATCCAGGCCAAGCGCGACCAGGTTCTGCAGTTCCACGCGGCCAAGGCCACCATCGAGGCGCAGGCCGAGGTCGACAAGAAGGTCAAGGCGCTGCGCAAGATCGCCGACAACGAGACCCTGCCGCCCGAGTACAAGGACCAGATCGACAAGCTGCTGGAGCGCGTGGACCTCAAACCCCGCACGCTGCGCGAACTGGACAAGCGCGCCAAGCTGGCCGACTGGCTCAAGGCGCAGGAGGAGATCGGCCTGGACCCGGACATCCCCGACTATCTGCGCGAGGACTCCGACCTCACCAACTACAAGGACATGACGGTGGAGGAGCTGCGCGGGCTGTATGACACGGTCAAGCAGATCGAGCACCTGGGCCGGCTCAAGAACAAGCTGCTCACCGCCAAGGACAAACGCGACTTCGAGATCGTGCGCGACGACATCGCCAGGAGCATCGACGACCTGGCCGGCGACCGTGTCGCCAGCACCCGCACGCCCACCACACGGGGCGGGCGTTGGCTGCAGGCGGTGAAGAACTTCGGCAGCGCCCACATTAAGGCCGCCACCTGGGCGCGCGTGATGGACGGGGGCAAGGACGGGGGCAAGGTGTGGGAATACTTCGTGCGCAGCGCCAACGATAAAGGCGAATGGGAGACCACCCAGCGCGCCGAGGCCACGCAGAAGCTGACCGAGATCCTGGCGCCGTGGCTGGCCAAGGGCAACCTGGGCAAGCAGACATCCTACCCGGCCATCAACCGCAGCCTCACGCGCCAGGAGGTGCTGGCGATGGCGCTCAACAGCGGCAACGAGTCCAACCTGCAGCGCCTGCTGGGAGGGGAGGGCTGGACCATCCAGCAGCTCGACACTGTGCTGAGCACCCTGGACGCCTCCGACTGGGCGGTGGCGCAGGGCGTGTGGGACTTCTTCGAGAGCTACCGGCCCGAGATCGCAGCCAAGCAGATGCGCGTCTACGGCAAGCAACCCGAGTGGATTGAGCCGGGATCCGCCATCACCGCCAAGTACGGTATCAAGGGCGGCTACTATCCGGTCAAGTACGACCCGGCGGCCAGCGTGCGCGCCGAGGAGCACGCCGACGCGGAGGGCGCCAAGCGCCAGCTGCAAGGTGCCTACGGTGCAGCCACCACCCGCCGGTCGTTCACCAAGGCCCGCGCCGAGGAGGTTGTCGGGCGGCCCCTGCTGTACAACCTGAGCGGGCTGTACGGCGGCGTCAACGACGTGATCCACGACCTGGCCTGGCACGAGTGGCTGATCGACACCAACCGCCTGCTCAAGTCCACCGCCATCGACAGCGCCATGCGCGAGCACTACGGGCCTGCAGCGGTGCGCCAGTTCAAGACCTGGCGCGATGCCATCGCCGAGGGCGAGCAGACCAGCCAGCAGGCGCTGGACAGCGCGCTGGGGTATCTGCGCCAGTCGGTGAGCGTGGCCGGCCTGGGCTTCAACGTGATGTCGGCCTTGATGCAGCCCCTGGGGTTAACGCAGTCGATCAGCCGGGTGGGCGCCCGGTGGGTGGGCGGTGGCATCACGGCCTACATCGCGAACCCGCTGGCGCAGACCCGCGACGCCCAGGAGAAGAGCGAGTTCATGGCCAACCGCGGGCGCACCCAGTTCCGCGACCTGAACGAGCTGCGCAACAAGGTGCAAGGCGAGCACGGGCCGTTGGCCAAGGTGCGCGAGAACGCCTACTTTCTGATGATGCAGTGCCAGCGCATGGTCGATGTGCCGACCTGGCACGGCGCCTACGAGAAGGCCATCTCCGAGGGCAACGAGGAGGAGCGCGCCATCGCCCTGGCAGACCAGGCGGTGATCGACTCCCAGGGCGGGGGTGAGACCAAGGACTTGTCTGCCATCGAGCGGGGCGGCCCGGCACAGAAGCTCTTCACCACCTTCTACAGCTTCATGAACACCGCCGCCAACCTGAGCTATTCGAGCGCCCGCACCAAGAGCGCCGGCGCCAAGGCCGCCGACGTCCTGCTGCTGGCCGTGGTGCCGGCCGTGCTGGGTGCGCTGTTGAAGGACGCGCTCACCCCCGGCGACAGCGGGGACGACGACTGGAAGAAGCTCAGCCGCAAGCTGCTGGGCGAGCAGCTCTCCTACCTGATGGGACTGATGGTGGTGACGCGGGAGTTCTCCGAAGCTGGCAAGACCCTGGCCGGCGCCACCGACCGACCACGTGACTACTCGGGCCCTGCCGGGGTGCGCATGATCGCCGACGCTGGTACGTTTGCCAAGCAGGCGGCGCAAGGCCAGTTCGACGACGCCTTCCGCAAGGCGGCGATCAACATCCTGGGTGATGTGGCAGGGCTGCCCTCGGCCCAGATCAACCGCACCATCACCGGCGTCAAGGCGCTCAAGGAGGGCAAGACCCACAACCCGATGGCGGTCCTGATGGGTTACCAGGAACCACACTAAGTGCGCATAAGCGGGCGCTCCTTGTAGACAATCACGGTCAACTAGGAGCTCCCGCCCATGACCGTACCCGCAACAACCCGAAAAGCCGGGCCGTTCACTGGCACCGGGTCGCAAACAGTCTTCCCGTTCAGCTTCAAGATTTTCGCGGTCACCGACGTCAAGCTGGTGCAGGCCGACGCCAACGGCATCGAGACCACGCTCAGCTCCGGCTACACCGTCACCATGAACAGCGACCAGGTGGCTACCCCTGGCGGCTCGGTCACCCTGAGCACGGCACTGGCCAGCGGCTACAAGCTCTCCATCATCGGCAACCTGCCCTACGACCAGACCCTGGCCATACCAGGGGGTGGTAACTACAACCCGGTCGCGCACGAGAACGCGCTGGACCGCATCGTCGAGCAGATGCAGCAGATCTCCGAGGTGGCCGGTCGGCAGCTGGTTCTGCCAGTCACGGCGGCAATTGCCAACACCACCTTGCCCAGCCCGGCCAGCAACAAGCTGATCAGCTGGAACGCCTCCGCCGACGGACTGCAGAACATCGACCCGGTATCGCTTGCCACGGTGGTGGCCTTCGGCACCGCCAACGCCGACGTGTTCACCGGCACCGGCGCGCAGACGGCCTTCACCCTGAGCGCTAACCCCGGTGCCCAGGCCAACCTGGACGTGTCCGTGGGTGGCGTCACCCAGACCCCCGGACTGGACTACACCTGGTCAGGCGGCACGACGGTGGCCTTCACCGCAGCCCCGCCCAACGGCGCACGGGTGCTGCTGCGCTACTTCCAAGGTCTGCCGCAGGGGACGACCGACAGTGCTGCGTCGACGTATACGCCAGCGGGGACCGGGGCGGTGGCGACTACGGTGCAGACCAAGCTGCGCGAGAGCGTGAGCGTGAAGGACTTCGGCGCCAAGGGCGACGGGGTGACGGACGACACGGCGGCGATTCAGGCGGCGATCAATAGCGGGGCCAAGTGCGTCACATTCCCCGCCGGCGTGTATCAGACGGCATCGCAGTTGACGCTGGTATCCGGGCAGACCCTGCAAGGGCAAGGCGCGGGTGTGACGACCGTCATCGCCAAAGCTGCGACGAATTTCCAGTACGTAGCCTTCAACTCCGGCGGGTCCAACATCCGGGTCAGCGGGATCACATTCGACGCCAACCAAGCCAACCGCAGCGGGGTGTTGACTACCACAGCGATACCCATGTTGCTGACGGGCGTGGCAGACTGCCACGTAGTTGAATGCGTGTTTCAGAATGCTATCGGCACTGCAGTCGTGTCGGGTTTTGGCCTGGCCATCGGAGGTACGTCAACCCGTTGCACCGTCCACAACTGCCGATTTTTGAACAACGGCACTGCTGGAAAACCGGCGGATGGGATCTTCTGCTCCGCGTCAGATAGTCTTATATCCAATTGCATCGCGTACAACTGCACCGACACCGGTTTCGTCATTGAGTCGGCGTCCTACTCTGGGATCGTCGGCTGTGTCTCGGATGGATGCTCGTGCGGCGGGGCAATCACCAACGCCATCAACACCGACACCTACGGCAACTATATCAACGGGCTCACGGTCAGTAACTGGAACGCCGCCGTCACCGGAGGCGTCCAGGTGGGGTGCCCACTAAGCTCGTCCACTGGTGTCCTCTACGACACACTGGTTAATGCTGTCGTCATGCGGGCCAACACGGGCGGTGGATACGGTACTGGCGCAGCGATCAATGTTCGGTCCACTGGCACACCAAAGCCGACCCGCGTGACAGTGAGTAACTGCATCATCGAAGGGGCTACAGCGCAAGGCATCCTGTTTAACACGGGGGTGTCGTGCTCCGCACTCGGAAATAGCGTTAAGCAAACGGGAAGTGCAGCCATCCAGTTTGTCGGTGGGACAGGGCACACCGCCCAGGGGAACGTCATAGATACGACATCCTTTGGTGTGATAGGTGCTTCAGCTTCCACGGTGACGGCACAAGGCAACATCTGCTCGAACGTCAGCTACGGGACTTATGCGTTTGACACCTCCGTTGTCAACAGCTACGGCAACACGGTCCTGACCCCGTCGGCTGCATACCACGGGAAAGACGCCGGGGCCACCCTCAACCTGATCGGGCAAGTGAGTGGAGCCCCCATCATCGGGAATGCGTCGGGGGCTGTGCCGACAGGGGCGCTTAACAACAAATTCCTGGTCTATGACAAGGCAGGAAACCCCATCGGGTACGTCCCGACATACGCATCCTAAAACACACCGGACCAAGCAATGCCCGCCCCGACCACCGAAGATCGCCGCGACTACACCCACCTGGTGCAAGCCATTGTCGAGGCGCTCAACGCCCGTCAGTGCGATGCCCAGAACTGCCTGACAGAAGAAGAAAAGCGCTGGGTTAAGCTCGCCATCAAGGACCAAGCCGACAGGGCGGCACTGCGCCAGGCGGTGATCGAGAAGAGCCTGGCCGGTCTGGTGTGGTCGGGGCTCGTCGGCATTGGCATTCTGTTCATGGACTACATCAAGTCCCACGGTTTCAAGTGAGGTAACCCATGCTCTCCGCTCTCATTTCCTTCTTCGGTGGCTCGGTGTTCCGCATGATCTGGGGCGAGGTCTCGCACTGGTTCACCGCCAAGCAAGAGCACGCCCACGAGATCGAGCGCATGCGCCTGCAAGGCGTGCTCGATGCCGACCAGCACACGCGCAACCTGGAAGCCATCAAGGTGCAGGCAGCCCTTGGTGTCAAGACCATCCAGGTGCAGGCCGAGGCCGCTGTCACCGAGCTGGAGGCGCAGGGCTGGCTCGAAGCGGTGAAGGGCACCACAGCCCGTATCGGTATCGCCTGGGTGGACGCGTGGAACGCGACCATCAGGCCAGGCGTTGCCACCTGGGCCATTGCCATGATGTCGCTGGCTGAGTTCAAGGTCATCGTGCTGAGCGAGTTCGCGGCCAGCGTGGCCAGCGCTGCGCTGGGGATCTACCTGGCCGACCGCAACCTGCAGAAGCGGGGCAAGTAATGGCCAACGCGGTTGACATCGCCGCCATCCTGATACGCCGGTTCGAGGGGCTGTATCTGACCCCCTACCTGTGCCCCGCTGGCGTGCCCACTATCGGCTACGGGGCGACCTACTACGAGAACGGCGCGCGGGTGCAGCTCACCGATGCACCCATCACCCGCGAGCGCGCCGAGGCCCTGCTGCAGTGGCATGTCAAGACCGTCTACCTGCCGGCGGTCCTGCGCCTGTGTTCAGGCCTGGACCACCCAGACCGGCTGGCAGCGCTGATCGACTTCACCTTCAACCTGGGCGCAGGTCAGCTTCGAGTCAGCACCTTGCGCAAGCGGGTCAACGCCGGCGCCTGGGGTGCGGTCCCCGACGAGCTCAGAAAATGGAACAAGGCCGGCGGGCGCATCCTGCCAGGCCTCACAGTAAGACGCGAGGCCGAGGTCTCGCTTGTGCAGTAAAGGCAGCACCCCATGACCACGCAAGTCCCCTCATCCATGACCGCCGAAGGCGTTACAGCAGCACAGATAACCGCACTACAAGGCCGGGCCACTGCGCTGGAGTCAGGCACGGGTCGACAGATCCAGTGCGTGACCTTCGAGACCTCCGCCGTCGCTACCGGCACGACCATCATCCCGGCCGACGACACCATCCCCCAGAACACCGAGGGGGACCAGTACATGTCGCTGACCGTCACGCCAACCAGCGCGGCCAGCAAGCTCAAGATCGAAGTGACCATGGTCCTGACTCACTCCGTGGGCACCACGGGGATCGGAGTCGCCTTGTTCCAGGACAGCACAGCCAGCGCCCTGGCCGGTGTCATGCAGCAGGTGCCATCCGCAGGCGGGGTCGTGACGGTTCAGTTCAACCACATCATGGCGGCAGGCACCACGTCACCCACTACATTCAAAGTCCGTGCAGGCGGTGGCGCTGCGGGTACTGTCACGTTCAATGGCTCGGCCGGCGGGCGCCTGTTCGGCGGGGTGATGGCCAGCTCGATTGTCATCACCGAGATTGGCGGCTAAGCATAGGATCGTTGGCTGCCCCATTGGCCTCGTCCAGTGCCTTGGCCAGGCGGGCCTGCAGGTCCTTGTTGTCGCGCTGCAAGGCCTTGATCAACGCCCGCTCGTACTGCATCGCCAGGATGCTGCCTGCGCTGTGCCCCTGGCCGGACGGGGTGTAGAGCGTACCATCGCGCCCGATGCGCCAGCCCACCCAGTGGTTCTCGTGCATGTTGGGCAGGCGCCCGAGGTGGGCCTCCAGCGCAGTGATGGCGGCTTTGGGCACACGGGCCTTGCCGTCGGCCCAGCGCTGCACGGTAGCGCGGTCCACCTCCAGCCAGTCGGCGGCAAAGCCAATGCCGGTGTGCTCGATGAACTGCCGGATGTAGGCCTGTGCCGCACTGCGCCGGCGCTGTCTGACCGTTAGCATTTGCTAAGACTACCCAACGCAACCGCTAAATGCAACCCCCTGATCCACTGCGCATAATGTGTATTAAGCCTGGGTTGTTTCTTCACACTTCCCTCCACTTAGGTGTCGCATTCTGCTAAAGGCTGCTAAACGGCTTTAGCAGGTTTTGGCGGTGCTACGGGGTGGATCTGCTAAAGCGTCCTACCGTTGCGCCCGCATCGCAAGCTCCCACTGGTCGCGGCACTCGGCGTCGCACCAGCGGCGCCCTGGCGATGCCTCCTCGCAGAACAGGCAGCGCCCGGTGGCCAACGGGCCCGCAGGCCTGCGCAACGCCTGGGCGATGCTGCGGTCGAGCTCTTCGCGCTCGCTGGCGATGTCGAGGTTATCGCTCATCGCGAGCCTCCCCGAGAATCGTGTCCATCTTCGCCTGCACCCCGCGCGCCAAAGGCAATGGCGTGTCGGCTGGTGTCCTGGCCAGGAGGTCATACAAGGCATCCCAGGCTTTCGCCTTGGCCTCCATCTCGATGTAGTCGTCGATGGTCTTTTGAATGTGGTCGTTCATGTCGTGTTCTTTCTCAGTTTAGGTAATGGGGCCCAGTGTGTCCAGAAGGGTGTGCCGCCGGCGTAGGTCCCGTAAACGGCAACACCGCCCTGGCCCAGCAGCTGCACCTTCATGTTGTGCGGGCAGGTGGCGATGGGCTGCCAGAAGTAGTCGTGGTCGACAGCCACCTTGCCGGTGCTGTCGGTAACCGTGGTCATCGCTCGATGCCCTCCAGGCGGTCGGCCACCAGCTTGGCGTAGCCGGCGATGTCCACCCAGCTGTCGGCGTAGTTCGGGTCGCCGTTGACGATGCGCCCGATCTTGTGGGCGATCATGTCCAGCGCCTCGCGCTGGTCGTCTGCCAGTCTGTCCCACTTGTCGCCGCCCATGTGCGCGCGGATCATCTTCTTGAGTGCCTGGCTGGCGCTGGCGTGACTGATGAACTTGCCGTAGCGGCTGCCCCGCTCGGTGAGCGTGGCGGTGATGTCGGTGGCCGCCACGGCCAGCGCACGCTCGATGGGTGAGGCGACCTTGAAGTCGCCGTTGGTCTGGGGTTTGATCTCTCGGTTCATTGTTTGCCTTTCATGTAGTCCATCAGGGTTTGCTGCACGCTGGCCTTGCCGGCTCGACGTGCGATCACAACTTCGTCCACCGTGTCCCTGGCCACGATGTAGTCCACGAACACGCCATCGGTCCTGCCTTCCTGGTACTGGCGCATCGGTCCGATGCGCTCCAGGATCTGGTCGTGGTATTCTAAATTCCAATCCTGCGAGAAGAACACGATGCGGTTGCAGTGCGCCTGCAGCCCGTCCACACCGTGGCCCATGCTGGCCGGGTGTCCGATCCAGACCTTGCCCTCGCCGCGCTTGGCCGCCGCCATGTGATCCTCCCGTGCCAGGTCGAGCGCATCCGGGAAGCGCTTGAGCAGGCGGGCTCGGTCGGGGATGAACTGGTAGGCCACCAGCAGCGGATCCTCACCGGTCTCGTCGACCAGCTCCTGGAGCGCGTCGATCTTCTCGTCATGCACGTCGGCCCACACGCCTTTGCCGAACTTCTCCGGGTCCACGTACACAAAGCCGCCGGCCATCTGCAGGCACTTGTTGGACAGGCCGGCAGCGTTGAACACTTCGACGTCCATGCCATCGAACTGGGCGAACAGTTCCTTCTCGAACTCCCGATACTTGGCCTTTGCGCTGGGCGGCAGGTCCACCTCGATCACGTTGACGATGGGCTCCTGCAGATCGAACCAGTCCTTAGGGTCCAGCGTCAGGCAGATGTCAGCCAGGCGCGACTGGATCTCATCCTGCGCGTGGTCCATGGGAACGCGCTTGGTATAACCGTCATCCTTGCGCACCTGGCGAAACCAGCGGTCCTCGAACCCCGAGTAGGTGCGGCCCAGGCGCCGGCCCTCGTCCAAGAACCAGGTCTGCCCCCACAGATCCTGCAACCCGTTGGGGCTGGGCGTGCCGGTTAGATTGATCCAGCGCTTGGCGGCGGTGTGCGCCACCCTGGCCAAGGCACGCGCACGGACGCTGCCCTGGCGCAGGCGGAAGGACTTCAGCTTGGTCGCCTCGTCGGCCACCACGGTGTGGAAGGGCCAGGCCTTGCGCTGCTTCTTGAAGTGATCGACCAGCCAGACCAGGTTGTCATAGTTGGTGGTGTAGACCGGGGCCTCTCGACGCAGCGCGGCGGTGCGCTGCGCGACGTCGCCGGTGACAGGCACCACGTCGAAGTCCTTGAGGTGTTCCCACTTCTTGGACTCATGCGCCCATCCATCGCGGGCCACGCGCAGAGGCGCCAGCACCAGGGTGGGGGCGCTCTCGCCGATCACGTTGTGCAGGATGTCGAGGTGGGACAGCGTCAAAATTGTCTTGCCCATCCCCGGCTTTGCCCACAGCGCGCAGCGGGGCTGCTCGCTGAACAGTTTGGACGCCAGGGGCGCGAAGGCCCTGGGGGTGTACTGCTTACGCAAGGAGCTCATCCACGCCAGCAAGGCTATCGATCACCACCACGCGCTGGCCCATGGCACGCATGCGCTCGTGCTCGCGGTGCTGCTGACGCTCGTGCGGAGTGTGCGGGAACAGTGCCGCCAGGCCTGGTGCCTTGAGCTCGACCCAGATGGTGGCGGGCGGGTAGTCCCTAAGTACCCCGGAGAGCCGCACCGGCAACATCACCAGGCGATCCGGTGCGCCATTGCGTCCGATCCACTTCACTTTGCGAACCTCGCCGCCCAACTCCTTCACACGCTTCACGAGGTGTGCCTCGATATCTGATTCACGCATTTCTAGCCTTTCGTTTGATATATCTGATGTAGTTCACAGAGAGCCCATGGAACTCGGCCAGCTCTTTGGCGGATGCCTTAGACTCTGCAATGCGCTGGTCGCGGCTGGGTGTGTCGCCGAGGGACGCGGCAAACTTACCCCGCTGCCTGGAGATCGTCCTGGCGGAAGGGTTGGGCTTCGCGAACGCGCCCAGCGCCATCTCGTTGTTGACCCGCATGGCGTTGGACGTTACCTGCTTCATGCTGGGCTGCCATCCGTAGTCGGCGGAGGTGGACTTCCAGCCGCTAAACGCATTCCCTGTGCTCTTGGGCGTGCCGTCTTGCCATTTCATACCAACCCCCTCCAGACACCGAGCTGCTCGCGCTGCTTGGTGTACCTGCGCGCCGAGATAGACGCCGAGTGCCGCTTGTAATACCGCTTGCACGTGTCTGCACGCGACCGCTTTGTCGGCGGCTTTGCATCCTCACCAGGGCCGACGGCGTAGACTGGAGTGCATCGCCCTTTCACCCCGTCCGGCTGGCGCTCGTAGCGCAGCACGTACACCCCACGCCTGTTACGCAGGACCCGCACGGCCTTCTGCACCCTGATGCGCTTCTCGCCGATCAGCCGAGCCAGTTCAGCCATGGACATGCCACCGATGTTGGTCAGCAGCCTGACAATTTCGTCCCTCAGGTCTTGCATCGTTTGTTTCCTTTAGGTGAACAGGTACCATATGCAAACTACAAGCAAGCTCAGCGCTAACGCCAGTGAAAATACGATCCCCGCAAACATAAGGGCATACATCGCGGAACCTACTGCGCCGTCTTCTTGGTACCCTCTGACTGCGCCGATAGCAGCGCCAACCAGCAGGCACACAATGAGCGCTTTTTCTAAGAACACAGTCTCGCCAGATGCCTGGTGCGGATACACCAGCGAAACACAATCCACGTACTGTCTTGAATCCGCGATGGTAGCGGTCTGCGCATTGAACGTTGGCATGTACGCCTTGCAGGCCACCACTTTCGCTTCATGCGATTGTTGATTCGCAGCGGCTGCTTGAACCGACGCGTTGATTGATAGTGCAGTTGCTGCGCTCATCATTTCCACCAGTAAAAGAAGCAGGCCGACGCGATCACCAGGGTGAGGCCCACGCCTGCGAACATGTTGCGCACCCAGCGCGAGAACTGCTCCAGGGTGATGACAGGGTCATCCTCCGGGATCTCGCACGCCTGGCGCACCGGGCAGTCCTTGCCCTGGGTGCATTGTCCATAATCGTTACAGCAGTTCATTTCAGTTCTCCCGCTTCAACCTGCTTCACCGTAACCTCGAAGCGTGCGCCGTTTTTGGCTTCAATTGCCAAAACTCCATCCGGACCGATCCACCCAAGAAGCACGCGGCACATTTCGTTCACGACATCGCGCTTCTCCAGCCACGTGCCAGGTTCTTGTTCGCTAGCAGTACCGATGTACACACGGTGTGTATCCGATGTGTATCCAAATTTGATGTCTTCTAATTTCACTTCAAATCCCTCCGCGCATCCCCAGCGCAATAGCCAGGGACACCCAAAACAGAAACGCGCACACCAGTAGGCTCACAACGCCCCAGGCACCCAGCGCCCATAGCGCCCAGATTGGTAGGGTGACGGTCATGCTACCTCCCCGGTTGCTTTTGCCACAACAGTTCGCGCCATATCCTGAAACTTTTCCAGCATATCTGTAGGCGAGCCATACATAGACAGACCAGCACCTGCGATGACTTGCAGCGCCTCAAACATTTCTGGGGACATGGCGATAAGTCGGGCGTTGGCTTTCCATTCATCCCCACGCATCGTCCACACCTTTGCGATCTGGTCGCGCTGGTTTCTAATTTGCACACCTTGGTCTCCAGCGGTGTGCCACGGCCCCGGCGTGTGCTTACTCATGGTATTTCTCCTTGGAATTTGGATAGGGCGGCGCGTGGCGTCTCGATCTTGACGGTTCGTTTGCGAGCCCGCCAGACAGGCATGAAACCACCCACGTTCGTACCCACATTGATCGCACGTAGTATTCATTTCAACCACCCCACCAGGCCCATCACCACCAACACGGCTGCGGCCGCAACCGACCCGGCCAGGACAACAACGTCCTGCCAGTCCATCGACCGGGCTTGCTCCAGCACCGGTCCGCTCTCGTAGGGACCGAACGCCTCCGCCATCGTGCGCGGTGCGCGCCCTGTGTAGCTGCTGTTCCAATATGTCATTTCATTCTCCTTGGTGATTTAATAACCGAGCCAGTCGAGCACTTCTTTGCCGGTGTAGGTGGGTTTACGTCCAGCTTCAGCAATGAAGTCAGCCCAATCCAGATTGTGTTTTTCGATCTCGCGCTTTGCCTCTGTCGCGGATACTTTTACCTGGCATGCATCTTCGTAGTTCATTTTCAATCTCCTTGTTGCGATGCCTGAAGTTTAGCACATGCTAAACGCCACCCAGGGCAAAAGCCGACTAGGTGTTTTCCCTAGTGTCAGTCCTTCTTGTAGCGGTAGGTCTCGAAGCCAGCGGCAGCCAGCGGCACGCCTGGTGCCCAGTGCGGTACGGTGGACATCAGGTTGGCCAGTGAGTCGCTGCTAAAGCCTGGCTCGTCCGGTGTCTCGGTCAGCAGCTCGTCGTGGACTGTCAAGACAATGCGGTAACCGTAGCTGTCGATGGCTGGCATGTTGTGCGCAAGCACGTCGCGCGCCCAGGCCTGGACGATGTTCTCGACGAACTTGCCGCCATAGCTCTTGATGCGCGACCACTGCCTGGTGTACTGGTTCACACCCATATAGCTGAGCTGGCCGCCCTCTCCGATCTCCGGGTTCAGGTAGCACAGGTAGCGGCCAGACGGCAGCCGGATGCGCAGCCAGGATCCATCGCGGCGCATGACCAGCTGGCGCACGCGGAACTGCTCGCCTGGGTTGGCGGTGGCACTGCGTACCGCCTGCTCGACATCGCCCCAAAACGAAGCGATGGCCGGGTGGGCTGCTCGCCAGCTCGCCTTCAGCACCTCGCAGGCAATGTAGGTCTCGTCGCTCAGGCCGAACGTGGAGCGGTTTTTCTTCTTGACCCAGGCCAGCATGTCCTTGGCATTCTCAAGCGCCTCCTGCGGGGCGCTGTCCCACACCGCACGGGCCATGACGTCCAGGTCCATGCTGTAGACGGCGGCGAACGTCAGGAAGGCGCTCACCCCTCCCTGGTAGCCCAGGCCCAGCTCCTGGACCTTGCCGATCTGGCGTCCACCCTTGGGGATGTCCTCCACCCGCACGTTGAAGCTGCGGGCGTAGGCCAGGTTGTAGAGGTCGGCGCCAGTGCCGTTGTCATAGTCGCGGAAGGCCTGGATCTTCCAGTCCTCGCCGGCCAGGTAGGCCAGGCCCCGGCCCTCGATGTTGGCCAGGTCGGCGATGCACAGCTTCTTTCCAGGCGGGGCGACGATGGCGCCTCGCACCAGGTTGGCAGACATGCCCATGACGTTGTCGAACACAACGTCGGCGAAACCACCCTTGAGTGCGGCCACCCCCTGGTCCTCGTACTCCTGGGTGAGCTCCTCGGTTAGGTCTTTCACGCTGGTCCCGAAGTGCTCAGCGATGAGCCCAACGTCTGGGCGGGGCATGTTCTGGGGCTGGAAGATGCGACCGGCCCACCGGCTGGTGCGCAGGGCACCGGCGAACTGCAGGGTATTGCGCAGCCTGCCGTCACCGCTGGTGGCCTTCACCAGCGCCCGGTACTTGGCCGTACTGGTCTTGGTGGCTTCAAGGCGGATGGACAGCAGCAGCCTGACCGGATCCGGCAGCTCGGGGTCTTCCAGCCTGCGGCGCAGGGTGTCTGCCCGCATGTCGGGCAGCGTGACGCCGTGCTCGGCCAGGATGTAGGTCAGCAGCTGGTCTGGCTTGCTGGGGCTGGAGACCAGGCCATCGGTAGCCTCGACGGTCTCTTGCTTCAGCCGGGCTTTTTCGGCATCAGTGGCGGCGATGGCTCCGCGAGCAAGGTCAAGATCCACTGCAAAGCCACGGTCGTTGATGCGTTGGTCAAGATGCCATAGCGCGAGCTCACCTCCACGGTAATTCCATTGAGGCAGGCGACGGTCCACCTCTCGCATGGCGACGATGTCTTGCCGGCTATAGTCAAGGAACTCTGCCCACTCGGCGGGGTGTGATTCACGGGTTGCCCTTCTCAGTTTGTTGCCCTTCGGGCGTGGTTTGCAGAAAAGCTGGATCAGCTGGCTGCCGCGTTTGTCCTTCTGGCTGTCTATCGGCAGGCCCAGGATGGGGCCCAGCTTGCCCAGCGCTCCAGGCAGGCCGTGGCACAGCGCCTTGACCATGGTATCGCGCCAGCGCTCGACGGGCACGTCGATGCCCCAGCAGTGGCGCAGCAGGGCGCGGTCGAAGGCGCTGTTGTGGGCGACGATGATGACGCTGGGATCGAGCAGGTAGCGGGCCAGGTCGTTCAGTGAAGACTGGTGTGGCTGCGCCAGGTCGAATCGTTTAGAGGTGCAGTCGGCCACCACCGGCTCACCCTCATCCACAGCCCACTGCGCGACGGTGATCTCGGTGCTGGGGTGCTCGGCGTAGCGGTGCGTGCCGTGCGCCTTCAGGTCGCACTCAGAGTACGACTCAAGGTCAAACCAAAGGATTGTTTGTTCCATAGGTGAGCGGCGGCCTGGGTTTTCGCCACGCTGTGGGCTACTGACTTGCAGTGCTTACCGCCGCTCGCCTATGGCCACCCGTTCCGACGATTCCCTGGTGAATGTTTAGGCCTGCCCAGGTGTTTTGGATCGGCTCGCCTCAAATTCATGGCGGGTGGCTCACCGATCCCAATCGTCAGCTGTGTGCCTCGTGGGTGAGGCGAAGCGGGAGCTGCAGGCCCCCGCGAAGTACTTACGCGAAGTCTTCGGCGGCTGCGCCTTCGACGGCCTCGAACTCGTCGCTGTCTGCCGGGCGGCCAGCGCTGAAGCTGTCACCGTCACGGAAGAACTGCACGCCACGCAGCTGGGCGTTGACGCGCTTGCCGTACTTGTTGTCCTGGGGCCAGAAGTCCAGGCTGACGTTGACGTAGCAGCCAGCGTAGACCTTGCCGTCGCGCTCGGTCAGCGGCGTGCGGTCGCTGTTGATCACGGTGGGGCGGGCGTTCTGCTGGGCGGCAGCACTGATGAAGAAGTTTCCGGCACAGCCGTCGTACTGGGCCTTGGTGTCGCCGTCGTGCAGGGCCAGCTTGTCGGTCTTCTCCAGGCTGGTGTAGATGGCAGGCGCCTTGTCCTTCCACTTGTCTTTGGCCACGGCCAGCATCTTGGACTTGATCTCGGCCATCTGCAGGTGGTCGGGCGGCAGGATCAGCATGGCGCTGTAACGCGGCTCGCCTTCACCGCCCACGGTGGTGGGCTCGAACAGGTTGGGGAATGCCAGGCGGACATTGCGTAACATGATCCGACCAGTGGGGGAAGCGGTAGTTGTCATGGTGTTTTCCTTCTAAGGTTTAAGCGAGGTCTGCGACACTGACGTCGGTGAATTCATCGGCGACCGGCGTCAGTGTCAATGCCGGACGTGAATCGGATTCAGGAGCCACGTGGTTCTTGCCACGGGTCTGGGTGTACATGGCTTTGAGGGTCGGCCACTGGCGCGGTCCGATGACCTTGGCCTTGTGCAGCTTCTCAGCGGTGGTGGGCGAGATGAGCTTGAAGTCGTACATCTCGGACTCTTTCAAGCGCATCGCCTTGAGCGCAGCCTCGACGGCAACCGGATCCACCCACTTGCGTGAGCCGAGCTTGCCCTCGACGATCTTGTAGCCTGGGACGGTCTCACCGGCCAGCAGACGGCGCTCGACCTCAGCGCGCACGGCCTTGACCCAGTCCTCGATCAGGTCGGCCTTGTTCATGCAGACTGCCAGCCAGTCGTCTTCCAGATCGGCTGAGGTGTAAGGAAATTCGGTCTGGCCAAACTCAGCGGGCGTGGCGGGCGTGCTGTCGAACACGGTCTCAGCCACCTCGGCACGCAGGGCAGGGCAGGTGGCCTTGGCCTTGCAGAACTTGCATTGCTTCTCGCCAGGCGACAGGTACTCGGCCACCACAGCGCCAGGCTGGGCTGCTTCGAGGCGCTTCTCCACTGCTTCCCAGGCGGGGCCGGCGGCCCACTGCTCCAGCTCCCGGACGGTGCAGGTCCACTCGCTGGACGAGTCCTTGACGTTGGGCTGGTGGATCACCATGCGCACCGTCGTGAACGGGCCCAGCGTGCTGCCAACTGCCTCCAGCGCGCCCAGGGCGTAGAGCATCATCTGCGGGTTGTCGCGCGGGTCGACAACGACACCGACGCCGTTCTTGTAGTCGTGGACCTGGAGCTCGTCGCCCCTGACCACGATCACGTCGGCGGTGCCCCAGGCCTGCTCGCGCTCCACACCCAGGTAGGTGCTGTAGTTGACCCGCTGCTCGGACAGGATCATGCCGTCGCCGGCGATCTCTTTCAGGTTGCGGATCGCCGTGTTGACGGCGGCCACCATGTCGTCGTCGACCTCGATGTCGAAGCTGTCGACCTGGAAGATCCGACCGAGGAACCCCGCCGGCTCGCTGCCGTCGCGCAGGTTGTACTCCAGCAGCATGTGCGCGACCGTGCCGGTGGCGCTGTAGATGTTGCCGTTGTTGGGCTTGCCCTCTTCCATGACGGGCTTGCCTGGGCAGAGCATGGCCGCCTCGAAGCCCGAGGCGCTGAACTTGCTGTGAGCAGCTTCAGACACGAGCTTCCTCCATGGCGATCAGGGTGCGGATGATGCCCAGGCGCTCGGCTCCACGGATGGTGCGGGGCTTGGCGTTCCAGGTGCGGGCCAGCTTGCGCTTGGCGTTGCGGGCGTGGTTGAAGCGCCCGATACCGTTCACGCTGGCCGGGATGACCGGCTTGTCACCAGCCCGGATAAAGGCGTTGACAACGTGGTCCAGCAGCTTGCTCGTGCGGCGGTTCATTTAAGAGCCTCCAACTTCTTGACTGCGGCCAGGGCTTTCTCAGGTGTCTGGAACAGCAGCGCCTCTTGGGCTATGACCCTGGCACTGTCCAGCTGCTTGCGCACGGCCTGGCTGACCTTGGCGCAGGCCTCGTCGTAGTCCTTTAACGTCTTTTTGGCAGCTGTCACTGCAGCGGTCAGCTTTGGTTTGCGCTCCTCGTAGAGCGACCAATGAGCGTTGGAACCAGTCAGCTCATTAACCCGAGCCGACAGTACGTTGTACTGGACCTGGGTCAAGTTGGGGTTTGACTTCTGTGCAGCCATGGTTATGCATCCCCCAAGTCGGCCAGCTCTGCCAGCTTCGCGTTCACAGCGGCCAGCGCTTCACCCCAGCGGGAGGCGTCGAGCTCTTTGAACGTCTTCACGCCAAGGGACTTGGCCACAGCTCCAGCGGCTTCACGACTGGCGTTGGCCAGGGCGAACACCGCCTTCTGCAGGGTGGGGTAGTCGATGGTGGGCTTCACTTCAGGAGCAGGCTCTGCAGCAGCCGTCACAGGTGCTGGGGTGCTCTTGGCTGCGGGCGGGGTGGCGGCAGGCTTCTCGACCTTGGCCGGCTTCTCCGGCTTCGGAGCTTCCACCTTGGCGACTGCTGCGGGGGTTTGGTTGTCCTTGAACATCCGCTCGGGTGGCGTGACGCGCAAGGTGAAGAACGCCAGGAGGTCTTCCTGGGTGTTGAACTCTAGGGTGACTTTGATCACGGTGTTTCCTTTCAGGGTTGAAGTTGATAGTGTAGCTCTTGCTAAAGCTGCGGGGAAATAAAAATTTAGCTGTTGCACAAAGACGACAGGTAGTCGCCTAGACGGTCGTGGAGGGTCTGCAGCTCCTGTGGAGTCAGCACGGCATCGAACTTGACCTGATGCTCAAACCGGCGCGCATCTGGCATGTAGCTGATTAGCTGCAGGTGGGTGCCTACGCTGCACTGGTTCAGCGCAATGCTCAGGGTGTACGACGGGTTCTCGATTATCGGGTGGTTCATTTCAATCTCCTGGTTGGTTGGGTTGATCACACTGGCAAGCACCCGGCTGGATGCTTGGCGGTGGGGTCAGGCGAGCTTGGCGATGCGCTCTCTGGCCGTGCGGTAGGCCCAGTTTGTTGCAGCTGCCTGGCTGGTGAAGTGCTTGGACCGCTGCTGCACGCCAAAGTCATTGAAGTCGTCACCAACCCGACGCGAAGCCTGGACCCAGGCGTAGAAGTCAACGCCGTTATCGCGCAGGCCAACGGTGAAACCGATCTCACGGCCTTTGACGTCCTTCTTGCCGCTGCCGACAAAGGTTTCGAAGGCATCGTTCAGTGCGGGGGCGGTTGCCATGTTTAGCTCCTGGTTGCGTTGTTGATGGGTGGACTGTAGCACGTGCTAAAACCCGAGTCAATAGCAGGGATATTAAGGCAACAAAAAGCCCGGCGCATGGCCGGGCTGGTCTGGGTGCCGAGCGCTTACTTCAGTGCGCTCACCAGGATGTCAATCACCACCAGGATCAGGATCAGGTAGCCGACCCGCTTGAGGGCGGCCATCTCGTCAGGGTAGACGCCACCATGCTCCACCAGGTAGGCGATGCGCTGCTTGAGTCTGTTCATCTTGTCAGGTTCACCAGTCGTTTAATGAAGTCCTCGTCCAGGGTCCCTCCCCGGCGAGCGTTGTCGTACACCAAGCTCACCACCTCTGCCTGCTGGGCGCTGGTCAACCGCGCCCGGCTTTCCTCCATCGTCACCGCCACGGCCTGCAGGCACTGTGCCAGCAGCCCGTCGTCAATGCGTGGGGCGGCCTCCGTCTGACCGTCCATCCATAGCGTCGGCAGGCCCAGCTTGACCTCGATGGATCTGGCCAGGCGCTCTCCAACCTCCCGGCTGGGATGTGGCCCCGCCAACTGAGCAAGATACGAGCCATTACTGTGCCCCAGCTTCATGGCCAGGGTGGTGGGTCCACCCCAGTCGGAGATGAGCTTGCGCAGGTTCTCCCTGCGCCTGTCGAACACGGTTCGCATGTTGCGCACAAACTACCATGGGTTTCGCATTCTGCACAAGGTGTTTAGCGTCTGCTACAGTAGCGGCTTTTACTGGAGAATTCACCATGAACGTCATGAAGCTGTTTATGCGAGCCGCCACGCCCGAGGAGCAGAACCTGCTGGCCGAGCGCTGCGGCACCACAAGGTCTTATCTTTACCATTTGTCTGCCGGGGAGGACAAGGCCTACGCCAGGCAGCCCAAGCCACGCCTGGCTGCTGCCATCGAGCGCGTGTCGGCCGACATGCACCGGTCCAGTAAGGGCCGTCTGCCACGCATCTACCGCACCGACCTGGTGAGCGCCTGCCGCGAGTGTGAGTTCGCTCAGAAATGCCTGAAAAGTGCTGCTGTTCGCAGCGACTTTCCCATCGTGACCGAGGCAGATCTGTGACGCACCCGGCGGTAAACCAATGCACACACCAACCAACATACCCCAAGCCCTCAAGGATCTGCCTGGGTGGCTCCTGTGGAAGTTTGAAGAAAATGGATCATCCAAGCCCCGCAAGGTCCCCTACTACGCCAACGGCGGGCGACGCCACGGGGTGCAGGGCAGACCTGAAGACCGAGCCCAGCTTGTGCCCTTCGACGTTGCGCTCGCGGCACAACAAAAGCGAGGTTATTCCGGCATCGGCTTTGCTCCAATGCCTGAGTTCAACGTGGTCGCCCTCGACTTTGACAACTGTATCGACCTCTCTGGTTCGATTCATGCTGACGTCAGTGCGGTACTTGGGGATTCCTACGCCGAGTTCTCTCCCAGCGGCAAGGGCATACATGCCATTTTCAAAGGCCAGCTCGGAGATCTGAAAGCCCACGGCGAGCCGTTCGGCTTCGAGACCTTCAGCACCAAGGGCTTCGTCACCATCACCGGCGACGTGCTGCCAGTGTGCGAGCTCCTGGGCAACACCGACACCGTGGCGGATGTCACACCCGCAGTGCAGGAGCTGTGCCAGCGTCGCTTCAAGCGCGAACTGACAGCCCAGGCCATGAGCGACACCAACGAGCAGCCGGTTGGCCTGACCCGTGCGCAGCTCACCGAGTGCCTCGACGTGCTGCCGTCTGATCTGAACTATGACCAGTGGGTGCAGGTAGGCATGGCCATCCACCACGAGACCCAGGGCGAGGGCTTCGAGCTGTGGGACGAGTGGAGCCAGCGCAGTCCCAAGTACACCGACCGGGACTACGGCATCGAGCGATGGAACAGCTTCGGCAAGGGCTCAGGGCGTGTCGTCACCGCCCGCAGCCTGGTGCGCCTGGCCAACGAGAACGGCGCCCGCATCAACCTCAACGGCCCAGCCAGCATGGAGGAGTTCGACTCTATCGGCCAGTCGGTCGCCGAGGAGTTCCCGCACTCAGAGGCCACTGTTGTAGAAAAGCAACACCGCTTCCCGGTGCTTCCGCTGCAGCAGTTCGCTGCCATGCCAGCACCTCAGTACATCATCAAGGGCGTGGTGCCCAGGGCTGAGCTCGTGGTGCTCTACGGCGAGTCGGGCAGCGGCAAGAGCTTTATGGCGCTGGACATGGCTATGGCTATCGCTACGGGCCAGCCGTGGCGCGGGCGCAAGGTCAGGCAGGGCAGGGTGGTCTACATCGCAGCCGAGGGTGCTGGAGGCTTTCGCAACCGCGTCCAGGCCTACGTCACCGAGCACCAGCTGGACGCCAGCGCGATTGACATCGGTGTGATCAACGCTGCGCCCAACCTATTGCTCAAGGACGACGCGCTGGAGGTGGCCAGATCCATCGGCAGGGCTGACGTTGTCATCGTGGACACCTGGGCCCAGACCACACCAGGGGGCAACGAGAACAGCGGCGAGGACATGGGCAAGGCGCTGGCCCACTGCAAGGGCATTCACCGTGCCACCAAGGGCGTGGTGATCCTGGTCCACCACGCTGGCAAGGATGCCACCAAGGGTGCGCGAGGTTGGTCAGGCTTGCGCGCTGCAGCTGACGCAGAGCTGGAGGTGGTGCGCTCCGGGGATGTCAGGGCCATGCGCCTGTCCAAACAAAAGGACGGCGAGGACAACACCATCTGGGGCTTCAAGCTGGAGACCGTCAACATCGGCATGGACGAGGATGACGAGATCATCACCAGCTGCGTGGTACGTGAGGCGGAGCCGGTTCTGCCAGGGCCTCAGTTGGTGCGCAAGCTGGGCCCGGTAGGGCACATGGTGAATTCGGTCATCCAGGAGATGGCCCAGGCGCAGACCGCAGGCATTGAGATCGAGGCGGTTCTGGATGAGACCATCAAGCGGATGCCGGAGCCTGAAAAAGGCAAGCGCGACACCCGTCGACAGGTCGCCCGCAGGGCGCTTTTGGGCATGTGCGAGGGGGACGACGCGCCCTACATGCTGGAAGATGACGGGACGTTGGGCATCCTGTGAACGCGCAAAACTTTACGCACAGGGCATGCAACACTGCAACATCATGCAACATTGCACCATGTTGCAGTGTTGCGAAGATCCAGAAGCTGCAACACAACACAACATCTCCCTATAGGGGATGTTGTATGTTGCAGTGGATCGGGGGTTGTTGTGATGCCAATGAGTAAATTTTTACGCCTTCAGCGCTCGACTGGAATAGGTGACGTGAACGCGCGTTTTGTTGCAAGGAGCACGTTTTGAACTACAAACTGGTCTTCGTGAACGACAGAGGCAAGCGCATCGGGCAGGACCATCACCGCGCCAAACTGACCGACGCAGACATCGACCTGATCTTCGAGTTGAGGGAGGCTGGTCTGTCCTACCTGGAGATCGCTGGCAAGTTCGACGACATCGAGGGCGGCATCTCACGCAGCACCGTGCGGGACATCCTGAAGGGTCGGAGGAGGGCACAGTTGCCGGCAGCCACCAAACGGGTCCTGGTGCGTTCGATGGCGTTGGCGTGGGGGGTAGCCAGCCCCGAGGAGTTTCCGCTGGCCTGACGTGTGCATAACGGCCTTGCTGGGCGCTAAAGTTCCCTGCATGGCTCATCACCACTTCCCCTGGCGCGACGTGTTCCTGGCAGCTCTTAGCGAGATGCCGGTCGTTGCTTATGCCTGCCAGGCTGTTGGCATCCAGCGCAGCACCGCCTACCGGGCACGCGAGGCCGACGAGGACTTCGCCAGGGCCTGGGATGAGGCAATGGAGGATGGCGTAGACAAGGCCGAGCAGGCAGCGTTCAAGCGCGGCGTGCATGGTTGGGATGAACCGCTCACCCACCAAGGCCACATCAGCCACGTGCTGGAGCCTTACACCAAGGACGACGGCACGCAGGGCTACCGGCCTAAGCTCGACGCCAACGGCAACCCGATCCCTGTGACCGTGCGCAAGCACAGCGACGCGCTGCTGGCCCTGGTGCTCAAAGGCAGGCGCAAGCAGGTCTACGCTGACCGCACAGAGCTCACCGGTGCTGACGGCAAGCCCATGGAGGTTGACCAGACCGTGGCGGCTGCGCGCGTGGCGCAGCTGCTGGCCGTGGCCAAGGCGCGCAAAGACTTCAGCGATCTGGCATGAGTGGTAACGACTACGCCGAGCAGGCGGTCTACACCAGCACCGCCTATTGCCTGACATGCGGCCCTGTGCTGCGCGAGCACCTGCCAGGGGGCCGGCACGTCACCTACCACAAGCAGCAGGAGGCCGCGCACCCCAACGGTGACGCGACCCTGCCTGAAGAAGACAGGCCGCTGCAATGACCCCAGCAGAGCTCGCCGAGCTTGAGCAGCACCTCACCGAGGACGAGCGCGCCGAGCTCTACGCACTGATCCAGCAGGACATCGAGGCCAGGTTGTGGAGCCCGCTGCCTGGGCCTCAGACCATGGCCTACGAGAGCCCGGCCGACATCATTGGCTTCGGCGGTGCCGCCGGCGGCGGCAAGACAGACCTGGCCATTGGCAAGGCGCTCATGCAACACCGCGTTGCGTTCGTGGTGCGCAAGAACGGCACCGAGCACACCGGCATGGTTGACCGCCTGACCGAGCTGCTGGGCACGCGCGACGGCTTCAGCAGCAAGGACGGGATCTGGCGCGGAGCCGGCCCGCGTGGGGTGCAGATCGAGTTCGGCTCGCTGCCCAACCCCAAGGACGAGGAGAAGTACCGGGGCCGACCGCACGACCTGATCATCTACGACGAGGCCACCAGCCTGGCGCAGCTGCAGGTGGAGTTCCTCATGGCGTGGAACAGAACTACCATCCCAGGCCAGAAGTGCCAGACGCTGCTGACCTTCAACCCGCCCAGCACCGCCGAGGGCCGCTGGGTGATCGAGTTCTTCGCCCCGTGGCTGGACAAGAAGCACCCCAACCCGGCCCAGCCGGGTGAGCTGCGCTGGATGGCCATGGTGGACGGCGTGGTGGTCGAGCGCCCCGACAGCACACCGTTCGACCACAAGGGCGAGCGCATCGTGCCCAAGTCGCGCACGTTCATCCCCTCGCGCATCACCGACAACCCATTCCTGGTGGGGACCAACTACATGAGCACCTTGCAATCCTTGCCCGAGCCGCTGCGCTCGCAGATGCTGTACGGCGACTTCCAGGCCGGCGTGCAGGACGACCCCTGGCAGATCATCCCCACCCGCTGGGTCGAGGAGGCGCAGGAGCGCTGGACCAAGCGCAGGCCCAAGGGCGAGATGCTCAGCATGGGTGTGGACGTGGCGCGCGGTGGGCAGGACAACACCACCATCGCCACCCGCCACCGGGACGACGCTGGCAAGGGCATGTGGTTTGACGAGCCTCACGAGCACAAGGGCAGCGAGACACCCAACGGGCCGGTGGTGGCTGGCCTGGTGGTGGGCGCCAGGCGTGACGACAGCCCGATACACATCGACGTGATCGGTGTGGGTGCCAGCCCCTACGACACACTCAACACCATGCGCATGCCGGTGATCGGCGTGAACGTGGCCGAGAAGGCGCTGGGCACCGACCGATCCGGGCGCCTGCGCTTCTTCAACCAGCGCAGCGAACTGTGGTGGCGCATGCGTGAGGCGCTGGATCCAGCCAATGACACCGGCATCGCGCTGCCACCCAGCAAGAAGCTGCTGGCCGAGCTGTGCGCGCCCAAGTGGGAGGCCTCGGGTTACACCATCAAGGTCGAGAGCCGCGAGGACATCATCAAGCGCATCGGGCGCAGCCCCGACCTGGCCACCGCCTTCATCCTGGCGCTGATCGACACGCCCAAGATAAAGCTCGCCCAGCAGCGCAACGAGATCAACGACGTGCTCGCCTACGACCCCATGGCCACGCGCCAGTAGTGTGCATAAGGCTGCGAGCACGCAGCACAATGCGCCCAAACCAGGAGTCCATCCCATGTGCCTCGGCTCTGCGCCTTCCGCGCCCCCACCTCCGCCTCCACCCCAGGCCCCGCAGGATCCGCAGATCGCTGACCTCACCGACATGCGCAAGAAGCGCCAGGCTGCCGGTATGGCCGGTGGCACGCTGCTGACCGGGCCCACGGGCATCGAGAACAACCAACTGAACACAGGCAAGGGCAGCCTGCTCGGATCGTAATGGCAACCGTACCAGGCGCAGGCCTCACCCCCAGACAACGCAAGCTGCAGCGCAAAGGCGCGCTGTGGCAAGAGCGCTCGTCCTGGCTCATGCACTGGCGTGAGATCAGCGAGTACCAGCAGCCGCGCCTGGGCCGCTACATGGTGACCGACGTCAACAAGGGCTGGAAGCGCCACAACAGCATCTACGACAACACCGCCGTGCAGGCAGCGCGTACGCTGGCCGCCGGCATGATGTCGGGCATGACCAGCCCGGCGCGCCCGTGGTTCAAGATGGAGCTGGCCGACAAGGAGCTCATGGAGTACGGGCCGGTCAAGAGCTGGCTGTACCAGACCACCAACCTGCTGCGCGACATCTTCGCCCGCTCCAACACCTATCGCAGCCTGCACCAGGGCTACGAGGAGCTCGGCCTGTTCGGCACCTGGGCGGCAGCGGTCGAGCACGACTTTGACAACGTCATCCACAGCTTCCCCATGACCGTGGGCGAGTACGCCATTGGCACCGACGACAAAGGCCGGGTCAACACCCTGGCGCGTGAGTTCCAGATGACCGTGGGCCAGCTGGTGGCCAAGTTCGGCATCGAGAACTGCAGCACCACGATCAAGAGCCTGTACGAGCGCAACGCGCTCGACAGCTGGGTGCCCATCGTCCACCTGATCGAACCCAACGACTACCGCGAGCTCGGCAAGCGCGACAGCAAGAACATGAAGTTCTCCAGCACCTACATGGAGACCGGGGGCAACGATGACAAATTTCTGCGCGAGTCTGGTTACAAGCGCTTTCCTGGTCTGTGCCCGCGTTGGGCCGTCACCGGCAACGACATCTATGGCAACTCGCCCGGCATGGAGGCGCAAGGCGATGTGAAGCAGCTGCAGCACGAGCAGCTGCGCAAGAGCCAGGCCATCGACTACCAGGTCAACCCGCCACTGCAGGTGCCCACCCAGTACAAGGACGCAGCCAAGAGCCGGCTGCCCGGTGGCGTCATGTTCGTGGACAGCGCCTCGCCTGGTGGCGGGGTGCGCACTGCGTTCGACGTCAACATCAACATGCAGCACCTGCTGGAGGACATCCAGGACGTGCGCAGCCGGGTGCGCAATGCGTACTACGCCGACCTGTTCATGATGTTGGCCAACGACACGCGCTCGGGCATCACGGCCACCGAGGTGGCAGAGCGCCACGAAGAGAAGATGTTGATGCTTGGCCCGGTGCTGGAGCGCTTGCACGACGAGCTGCTCAAGCCGCTGATCGACCTGACCTTCGAGCACTGCGCCGACGCCGGCATCCTGCCGCCTCCGCCCAAGGAGCTGCACGGCATGGAGGTCAATCCCGAGTTCATCAGTGTGCTGGCCCAGGCGCAGCGCATCGTGAGTGCCCAGGGTATGGACCGACTGCTGGCTACCGCCGGCAACCTGGCTGGCTTGAAGCCCGAGATCGTGGACAAGATCGACTTCGACCAGGCTATTGACGATTATGCCCAGATGTATGGCGTCAACCCCGAGATCGTGCTGCCCGACGACAAGGTCGCAGCGCTGCGCGCCCAGCGCGCCCAGCAGCAGGCAGCCCAGCAGGCCCTGGCCGCAGCGCCGGTCATGGCGAGCGCTGCCAAGGACGCCAGCCAGATCGATCCACAGAACATGCAGAGCGTCATGTCCAGCCTGCAGGGCTACAACACGCCAGGCGCCACCTGAGTGTGTGCTTAACGTGGTGAGCACGCAACACAATGCGCACCATGTCACTACCTCACGACCCGACCGACTTGAAGGCGCATGACCGCGATGCCGAGGCCCAAGGCCTGGAGCAAGGCGTCAAGCGCAAGCAGGAGGTCGAAGACCTGAAGTGGCTGATGGCCCACAAGCAGGGCCGCCGGTATGTGTGGCGACTCCTGGAGAAGGCCGGTGTGTATCGCACATCGTTCACTGGCAACAGTGAGACCTTCTTCCGCGAGGGCATGCGCAACCTCGGCCTGTTTGTGTTGAGCGAAGTGATGGAGGTCACTCCTGATCAGTTCGCGATGATGCTCAAGGAGCAACAAGCATGACGACCGAAACGCTAGTAACCGGCCAAGACGCACCTGACGCCGGGGTACAGCAAACCGCCGAAGGCACAACGCCCGAGGCTCAGACAGCCGACAGCACCGTCACGTCACAAACAGGTGACAACGCGAGCGCTGAAGGCACCAAGGCAGACGCCGCCGAAGTGGTCTACGAGTTCACCGCCCCCGAGGGTGTGGAGCTCGACAAGGCCTCGACGGAGGAGTTTGTAGCCATTGCGAAGGAACTGAAGCTGCCCAAGGAGCAAGCGCAGAAGGTCGTGGATCTCGCCGTCAAACGCGAGCAAGCCCGTGCCGAGGCGTTCGCCAACCAGGTCAGTGAATGGGAGGCGTCGGTCAAGGCCGACAAGGATCTCGGAGGCGACAAGCTGCCCGAGACCCTGGCCACCTGTCGCAAGGCCATCGACCTTGGCCCGCCTGAGTTGAGGGACCTGCTGAGCAGCACCAAGATGGGCAGCCATCCTGCGGTTGTGAAGTGGGCTTATGCCGTTGGCAAAGCTCTGAGCGAGGACAAGTTCGTGACCGGTGGCAACGGTGCCAAGGTCAACAAGGACGCCGCTCAAGTCCTGTATCCCAATCAATAACAGAGGTAACTCAAAATGGCTCTTCTCTCTACTGGCGCTCTCACCCTGGCCGACTGGGCAAAACGACTCGACCCCGATGGTCAAGTGCCCAAGGTCGCTGAACTGCTCTCGCAGACCAACGAGATCCTGGAAGACGCGGTCTTCATGGAAGGCAACCTGCCCACCGGCCACCGCCTGACCATCCGCACCGGCCTGCCCCAGGTCTTCTACCGCATGATCAACCAAGGTGTGCCGACCAGCAAGTCGGTGACCGCACAGATCGACGAGACCTGCGGCATCCTGGAAGCCCGTTCGCACATCGACGTGGAGCTGGCCCGCCTCAACGGCAACACCGCTGCCTTCCGTCTGTCTGAGGACCAGGCCTTCATCGAATCGATGAACCAGACCATGGCCGGCGCCATGTTCTACGGCAACCCGGCCACTGACCCGCGTCAGTTCCTGGGCCTGCAGACCCGCTACTCCAGCCTGTCGGCCGGCAATGCCCAGAACATTATCGACGCCGGCGGCACGGCCTCCACCAACTGCTCGATCTACCTGGTCGTGTGGGGTGAGAACACCGTGTTCTGCCCGTTCCCGAAGGGCTCCAAGGCCGGCCTGATGCACCAGGACCTGGGTGAAGAGTCCGTGCCTGACATCAACAACAACTTCTACCAGGCCCTGCGTGCCCTGTACCAGTGGAAGAACGGCGTGGCCGTCAAAGACTGGCGCTACGTGGTTCGCATCTGCAACATCCACGTGCCCGACCTGACCGGCCAGACCGGCACCCAGGCCACCACCGCCGCCACGCAGATCATCAACTTGATGAGCCGCGCCCTGGACCGTGTGCCCAACCTGGCCATGGGTCGCGCCTGCTTCTACGCCAACCGCACCGTGTACTCGATGCTGCGCGTAGCCGCCCTGAACAAGTCCAACGCTGCCTTGAACATTCAAGACGCGCTGACCCAGTTCGGCACCCCCTACAGCCTGACCAAGTTCCTGGGCGTGCCCCTGCGCAAGGTCGATCAGCTGCTGAACACCGAAAGCCGTGTGGTCTAAAGCTGACTAGGGTGTCCACTCAATGGACACCCTTCTCGCAACCCATCTCAAGAACAGGAACCCATCATGATCCTCGACCAAAACGCTCTTCTCTCCGGTTCGGTGTCTGCCGTTGGCGTGCTGACCGGCCAGGCCGTCACCGCCACCGCCGTGTCGACCAACACCTACGACACCGCACCGCTGACCTTGGGCGCCAACCAGCCCAACGACATCGGACGCGGTGAGCCCCTCGAAGTGGCCATCAGTGTGCTGGCTACCGTCACCGCTGCGGGCGCTGCCACCGTCAACTTTGAATTGATTCAAGCTGACGACGCCGCCTTGTCGGTCAACGTGGAAACGCTGGTGCAAACCGGCGCCGTCCCCAAGACCTCGCTGACCGCCGGTACGCTGGTGGCCTTGCACTACGACCGCGCTGCCCCGCTGGCTGCCCGCCGTTACATCGGTGTGCGCTACACCGTGGGCACTGGCCCGTTGACCGCCGGTACGTTCACCGCCGCCCTGGTGAAGAACATCGCCGACGTTGCCAACATCTACGCGAAGTCCGGCTTCGTGGTGGTCTAAGACCCAACTCCCGAGGCTTCGGCCTCGGGCCCATCTACCAACTGAAAGACAATCATGGCCGATACCCCTATCAAGTACATCGTCAAGGAAAAGTCTCTCATCGGCAACGAGATCTTCGAGGCTGGTGCAGAGGTCACGTTGCCCGAGGGCACCTGGCCGGGCAGCAACCTGGAAGCCATCTGCGCACGCGGCGTTGCCAAGTTCGCAGAGCACGCTGAAATGGACAAGGCACGCATCGCCAAGCTCAACGCCGACTTCGGTGAAAAGGGCCTGACCGGTGACGTCAACGCCCTGGCCAAGCTCATGGCTGCTGCCGTGGCTGAAGCCCTGGCCAACCAAACTGTCGAATCGAAGCCCGCCAAGAAGGCCAAAGCAGACCACACGGGTGATGCCACCCTGGCCTGAGCCCGAGGCCTGCGTGTGATTTTCGGGGCCCTCAGCGGCCCCGCTTTTGTTTGAAGGAGGCCGACATGGCCAACATGAACATCAAGGGCGACGAGCCGCAGATGCCCGAGTACGACCCCAGTCCGACCATCTATCTGAACGACGACCAGGTCGAGGCGCTCGGTATCAGTGGTATCCCACAGCCGGGCACGACGCTGGAGCTCACCGTCAAGGCCGTGGTGCTCAGCGTGACGGCCAGCCAGGAAGAGTCCGACGAGACCGCCAAGGAAGGCACCGCGCCTGACGTGCGCCTCACCTTGCGCTGCGCTGACATCACGGTGGCAGACAGCGGCAAGTCCATCGCCGACACCCTCTACTCGGAGTAAGCCGTGGCCACCAGTGATGTCGTCATCTGCAACCTGGCTCTGAACCACCTCGGTTCCGACGCCCTGCTCAGCTCGATAAACCCGCCCGATGGCAGCACCGAGTCGGGCTACTGCGCGCGCTACTACCCGGTGGCGCGCCAGGAGCTGATCGAGATGTTCCCGTGGACGTTTGCCAAGACGCGGGTGGCGCTCTCCCAGGTCACCAACCCGAGCAGCACCTGGACCTACGCCTACGCCGCGCCGTCGGACATGGTGCAGCCCCAGCGGATCCTGACGGCCAGCACGCTGGACGCCTACGGGTTCTTCCCGTTCGGCGGGCTGCTGCGCGCCGACGAGGTGGCGCTCTTCACCGAGCGCGGCTCGGCCCAGTTCGAGAGCGAGAACGGCATGTTGCTCACGCACGAGCCGGACGCGGTGCTGCTGTACACGCGCGACATCACCGACACCAGCAAGTTCACCGCCGGCTTCACCGTGGCGCTGTCCTACCTGCTGGCCTCCTACCTGGCAGGCCCGTTGATCAAGGGCTCCACCGGGGCAGACGCTGCCCTGCGCCTGCGCAAGATCGCGCAGAGCAAGGCCGGCGAGGCCATGGCCAACGACGCCAACTCCAGCGTCGAGACTAGTCAGTACGTTCCTGAACACATCCGGCGCCGAGCATGAGCACCACCAAGACCCTCCTCCGCAGCTTCGCCGGGGGCGAGATCACGCCCGAGATGTTCGGGCGCATCGACCTGGCCAAGAACCAGACCGGCCTGCAGAAGGCACTCAACTTCATCTCGCTGCCGCACGGGCCGATCACCCGGCGCCCAGGCACCGCCTGGCTGAACGAGGCGCGCGACAGCACCACGATCAGCCGGCTGATCCCGTTCGTCTACAGCGCCAGCCAGGCGATGATCCTCGAACTGGGCGTGGGTTACATCCGCTTCCACAACGGCAGTGGCACCCTGCTGGAGGCCAACAAGACCGTCACCAGCATCGTCACCAACACCGTGACGGTGACCGCGCACGGCTGGTCCACCGGCGACTGGGTCTTCATGTCGGTGGGCGGGACGGGCGGGCGCTTCTTCAGGATCACGGTGACCGGCGCCAACACCTTCACCACCGCCGACCCGGGTGGCACGGCGGCCAACCCCAACGCGGCCTACACCACGGCGGCGCGGGTGTACCAGATCGCCAGCCCGTTCGACGCCAGCAACCTGTTCGACCTGCACTACGCGCAAAGCGCCGACGTGCTGACCATCAGTCACACCAGCGTTGCCACGCAGGAGCTAAAGCGCCTGGGCGCTACCAACTGGACGCTGACGGCGGCGAGCTTCTCCCCGACCATCTCCGCGCCCACCGCCCCGTCGGCGACGGCGACCGTGGCCGTGGCGACCAACCTCACCGCGCAGCACTACAAGATCACCTCGATGGCGGGCGACCTGGTGACTGAGTCCCTGGCCACGGCCGACGTTACCTGCAACAACAACCTGACCCTGGCCGGCAACTACAACACCATCGCCTGGACCGCTGCCGCAGGTGCCAACCGCTACTTCGTCTACAAGCAGCGGGGCGGCTCCTATGGCTACATCGGGCAGACCGCCGGGCTCTCGCTGGTGGACGACAACATCACGGCCGACACCACCCAGGTGCCGCCCGAGTCCAACATCACGCTCAACGACGCCGCCGGTAACTACCCGGCAGCGGTCACCCACCACGAGCAGCGCCGCTGGTTCGCCGGCACCTCGACCAAACTGCAGACGATCTACGGCACGCGCTCGGCAACTGACTCCAACCTTACAAGCTCCATCCCCACCCGCGACGACGATGCGCTGCAGTTCCGCATCGCTGCCGCCCAGCAGAACGCGATCCGCCACCTGGTGCCCCTGGCCGACCTGCTGGCGCTCACCGCCGGCGGGGAGTTCCGTATCTACTCCGACGGCAGCGCCTCGGCCATCACGCCTAAGAGCCTGACGGTCAAGCCGCAGGCCTACTGCGGAGCCAACAACGTGCAGCCGGTGGTGACCAGCGGCTCGGCCCTGTACGTGCAGGCCCAGGGCTCGCATGTGCGCGAGATCGCCTACGACCCCAGCGGCACGGGCTTCTACCGCACCATCGATATCAGCATGATGGCGCCGCACCTGTTCAACGGCTACAGCATCATGCAGCTGGCATACTGCCGGGCGCCCGACCAGATCCTGTGGGCGGTGCGCAGCGACGGGGTGCTGCTGGGCATGACCTACGTGCCCGACCAGCAGGTGTTCGCCTGGCACCAGCACAGCACCGACGGCTTCGTCGAGTCGGTGGCGGTGATCCCGGAGAACAACGCCGACGTGCTCTATATGATCGTGCGCCGCACCGTCAACGGGCGCAGCGTGCGCTACATCGAGAGCCTGTCCACACGCCTGTTCACCACCCTGGCCAGCTGCTTCTACGTCGACGCGGGGGTGAGCTACAGCGGCACGCCGGTCACCACCATCAGCGGGCTGTGGCACCTCGAAGGCAAGACGGTCAAGATCCTGGCCGACGGCGCGGTGAGCGCAGACAAGACCGTCACCAACGGCAGCATCACCCTGGACGTGGCCGCGAGCCAGGTCAACATCGGGCTGGGCTACAACTCCGACCTGCAGACCCTGCCCCTGGACATCGAGGGCGCGCCCGCCGGCGGCATGGGCACGATGAAGAACGTAAACAAGGTCCACATCCGGGTGGCCCAGAGCTCCCTGGTCAGCGCCGGGCCTTCGTTCAACAAGCTGGTCAACTTCCCCTCGCGCGCGGTGAGCGACCCGTATGGCTCACCGCCGGCGCTGCGCAACAACGAGCTGCCGCTGGTCATCGCCCCCAACTGGGGGTCGGACGCATCGGTCTGCGTGCGCGCCTCCGGTCCCACCCCGCTGACGGTCACCAGCATGACGCTTGAGGTGGCAATCGGTGGTTGAAGTCCGGGCGGTCACCCCCGACGACGTGGTCGAGCTTGTTGTAAAAATGCGACAGGCGGATGTCGACGAGCTTCATGCTCTTGGCATCCTCGACCTGGTCGCGGCGGTGCGAGCCAGCGTTGCGCACTCGGCGTTCAGCTATGCGTTCGTCATCGACGGTGCGCTTGCCTGCATCATCGGGGTGGCGCCGGCTGCCGGCATGTTCGACCCTGAGGGATTCCCGTGGATGCTGGGCACCGACGTGGTGACCCGCCACCAGCGTGTGCTTATGCGCACTTGCCGCCCGTACATTCAGCAAATGCTGCGCGCCTATCCTCACCTGTTCAACTACGTGCATGCCGAGAACCACCGCGCGGTGCGCTGGCTCAAGCGCATCGGGTTCACGTTGGAGCCTGCAGCACCCTGGGGACCGATGGGCGCGCCGTTCCACAGATTCGACATGAGGGCGTGAAGCATGTGTGAAGTGACAACTATCGCCCTGATCGCCAGCGCAGCCAGCACCGCCATGAGCATGAAGGCTGCGTCCGACCAGGCCGACTACAGCTCGCAGGTGGCGCGCAACAACGCCAAGACCTCCGAGTACGCCGCCGCCGACGCCCAGCGCCGGGGCGACCTGGACGCGCAGGCAGCGCAGCGGCGCGTGTCCCAGATGGTGGGCGCCCAGCGCGCCGGCTACGCTGCCAAGGGCCTGGACATCACCGAGGGCACGCCTGGCGATGTCATCGACCAGACCAACTTCTTCGGCCAGACCGACGTCAACACCGCACGCTACAACGGACGGCTCAACGCCTGGGGCCAGCAGGTGCAGGCGCAGAACTTCAACAGTTCAGCCAGCGCTGCCCAGGCCAACGGGCAGAACGCCATGGCCGGCAGCCTGCTGAGTGGTGCCGCCAGCGTGGCCGACAAGTGGTACACCTACTCCAACAAGCCCGCAGCCCCGGCTGCCGGGAAGATGGAATGGTACGAATAACATGCCTACCATCCCCACCTACGACGGGCCCCAGCTGCGCCAGCAGGGGCTGCCCGATGTCCACCAGCAGAACCAGGACGTAAGCTCCGGCACCCAGCGCCTGGCCCAGGGCCTGGGCGCGGTGTCCGAGGCCGCCGACAAGATCGACCTGCAGCAGTCCACCATGGCTGCGCAAGAGGCCGAGGTCAAGATCCGGGGCGAGTGGTTCAAGGCCGACCAGGAGTTCCGCAAGAAGTACAGCGGCCAGCAGATCGGCGGCTACCAGAGCGCAGTGGACGCCTGGTGGAAGGAGGCCCCGCAGAAGTTCGGCGAAGGCCTGACCGGTCGGGCGCAGATGATCGCCAGCCGGTCGCTCATCGCAGCGCAGGACATGGCGCAGCGCACCTCGGCCACCTACGCGCAGGCGGAGACCGCGCGCGTGGAGCGCAGCACGTTCGACGCGGCTAAGTGGTCGGCCACGCAGGGGGCACTGGTCGCGGTCAAGGACGGCGACCTGGTGGCAGCTCCGGTCGCGGTCAACGACATCCGGGAGAAGAACGCCGAGTGGGCCCGCGCGCACAACCTGAGCGCCGACGAGCTGACTGCGATGAACGTCAAAGACCTGACGACACTGCATGCCAACGTCATCAACCAGCTGGCCGAGACCAACCCGAGCGCTGCGCGCCAGTACTGGGACAAGCTGGACAAGTCCACCCAGTTCGATGCATCCAAGGTCGACGAGATCGACAAGATGCTCAAGGTGGCGGTCGCGCAGAACACCGCCCAGAGCTTCGGGGACGAGGTCACCGCCAAGAACATGACCCTGGCCGACGCCCTGGCCGAGGCGCGCAAGCGCTTCGACGGCAAGGACGAAGAGATGGCCGTGCAGGAGGTCAAGACCCGTTTCAGCGAGCGCGAGGTGATCCAGGCGCGCGAGGCCAAGGACATCGAGAAGCGCGGCTGGTCGATCCTGATGGCCAAGGGCAGCATGAGCGCCATCCCTCCTGCACTGATGGTCGAGATGCGCGACAAGGCCCCGGAGGCTGAGCGCCAGATGCGCGACTGGCTCGACGCCAAGCGCAGGCAAGCCAAGGCCGAAGCCGAGGGCAACCAGGACCCGGACGAGTTCGGACGCTATTACACCTACCGGCGCATGGCGATGGAGAACCCTGGGAAGTTTGCTGACTTGGATCTTACGAAAGCGCAGCCCTACGTCAGCAAGGCCCAGCTGAACCACCTGGTCGAGATCCAGGGCGGCATCTCGCGCAACGACGCCAAGGCGATGGACGTCGACAAGCAGATCAAGTTCGTCACCTCCAGCATCAAGAGCGCGATCCTGTCCAGCGGCCTGGACATGACGCCCAAGGAAGGCACCGCCGCTGCCACCGAGTACAACAACTTCATGGGCGCGCTCACGATGGCGCTCACCGACGCCCAGCGCGCAGCCGGGGACAAGCCGCTACCGCCGGAGAAGCTCAAAGCCATTGGCATGGACATGCTGCGGGAGAAGGTCGAGCAAGGCACGGGCTTCTTGCGCATGTTCCGCAGCACGCGCAAGGGCTATCAGGTCATCAACGACCCTGACAGCGTTGGGAAGAATTTCATCGAGACACCCTACGACGACATCCCGGAGAACATCCGCAACGCCCTGGAGGCCGACGCCCCTGGGCCGAAAGGTGCCGGCATGTACGGCACCAAGAACGTCGACAAGGACGCCATCGAGCGTGCGTACCAGCGCGGGAAAGAACAAGGAAGGTTCAAATAATGGGTCAGTACTCCGACCTCTTCGAGGAAGGCAAACCCCAGGCGCCCAACCCAGGCCTCGCGGTGCAGCTCACGGCAGACGCCGTGCCCCAGCAGGAGGTCCGTTACAAGGATCTCGCCAGCCGGTACAAGGTGCCGGTCGACGTGGTGCGCACCTTCCCGAAGGACTACGAGACCAAGGCCAAAGTCGACGACATCGACACGGCTACCGCAGCCGCTCCGCACCTGCGCAGCTGGCTGGCCGACACCAGGAACACACCCCTTGTCGACACCAAGGACGTTGGCATTCTCGGTATGCTCGAAGGTGCGCTGCGCTACACCGTGAGCGCCCCCGGGCGTGAAGGCGGGTTGGCGGGCGATGTCACCACCACCTTGACCAAGGGCGCGGTGGTAGTGCCCCAGGCGATTGTCGGCCTGCTGGACATCCCAACGTTTGGCTATGCCGGCAAAGGCCTGGAGGCTATTGGCGTTCGCTTCAAGGATGCCAACACCATGCTGTCCGGGTTGCAATCCCCGGAACTGCAAGGCGCCAACAAAGCCGTGCAAGACGCGCATGGCTTCTTCGGCAAAACCGAGGCTGCACTGCGTAACCCTGCCGCCATCGCAAGCATCATCGGGGAGTCCCTGCCACTGATGGGCGCCGGGGCTATCGCCGGCTGGGGTCTTCGTGCGCTGGCTCCGAATGTCGCGCCGTGGCTCGCCGCCGCTGCGGGTGAAGGCGTGGTTGGTGCCGGTAGCGCTGCAGAGGGCCTGCGAGAAGGCAACGCCGACGGGCTGCTGTCGGTGAAGCAGAGCTTTGCCGCCGTCATGTCCGGGGTCGGCACCGCGATCTTCGGAGCGGTGGGCGGGAAGGTCTCCCAGAAGCTCGGCATCGCGGATCTCGACACCATGCTGGTCAAGGGCGGCATGGACGCTGCCAACGCCAAGGCCGTGAAGAGCAGTTTCTTGTCGTCCATCGCCAAGGCCGGGTTGTCCGAGGGCGTGTTCGAGGAGTTGCCGCAGTCTGTCCAGGAACAGATGTGGCAGAACTTCGCCACCGACAAACCTATCATGGAAGGCGCACTGGAGGCCGGTGCGCTCGGCATGCTCGCCGGCGCTGCCGGCGGGGTGGCAGCGCAAGTCGTCGAGCACCACATGACCAAGGCCGCCGGTCGGATCAACGCCGACCAGGAAGCCCAACGCAACGCGACCCAGAGCGCCCAGCAGCTCGGCCAGCTCATGGCGCTGGCAGCGCAGACCCAACTGCGCGAGCAGAGCCCCGGCACCTTCGCCGAGCTGACTCAGCACCTGGCCGAGCAAACCGAAGGCGCGCCCACCGAGGTGCGCTTCGACGCCCAGAACCTGGGCGAGGTGCTCAACCAGGAAGAGATCAACCTGCTGCCCAGCGTCAAGGCGCAGCTGGAGAGCGGTGAGCTCCTGCCTGGGGACGAGGTCAGCGTGCCCATCGGGGAACTGATGGCCAACGTGGCCGGCACACCCCTGGAGCAAAAGCTCATGGAGCACGCGCGCGTGGGCGATAACGAGCTCTCCGCGTTCGAGGCCAAAGAGGCGGCAGCCCAGGCCGAGACCTACCTGCAGAGCGAAGCCAAGCGCGTCATCAGTGAGGCCACCGACAGCACAGCGCACCAGGCCAGCCGCGACAAGGTCAAGCAGATCATGCTGGACCAGTTCACCTCGCTCAACCGGTGGACCGCCGACGTTAACGAGGCCAACTCTATCGTCGCCGCCGACATGTTCACGGCCCTGGCCGGTCGCCTCGGCATGACACCGGAGCAAGCCTACCAGGCCTACCCGCTGAAAATCACCGGCGTGAACCCGGCGACGCAGGGGGTGTTTGATCAGATCACGCCGGAGCAGGCCAAGGCCACCAACGTGCCCGTCAAGATGCCCACGCACGAGCTCTTCAGCGAAGCAGTGGCAAACACCAAGGGCGCTGAGATCACGCCCGACGGTCTGAAGCTGAACCTAACACGCTACCAAAAACCAGAACAGGAAGGCGCGCAGTCTGTTCGCACTGGAGTGTTCTACCTGCCAGCGGGGTCCTCCGACGCGCGGCATTACCGCAACGCCAAGACCGGATACGGTGGCGGTGAGAGTTTCACCGGCGAGACCTTGGTGCGTGCGCCGCTATTTGTGAAGGGCGCGACTGGTGGTAAGGCCCCTGAGGCGGCCTACATTGAGCTGAAAGGCAAAGAGGCTTTCAAGGAGCTAAATAACGATGTCATGCAGCCCGTGCTCAAGGGTGGCTATTGGGGCAAAACGACTGCGGATAAGGTTGCGCTGATTGACGAGTTCCTAGACAAGCACGCGCCAGAACTGTCGGGGATGGGGGTTGAGATTGAGCGCGTATCGCGCGAAGGCAACACACTGCGCTATGCGCTCCAAGAGGCGGCCATCGCCCACGCTGTGCGTGAGGCCGGACACGACGCCGTGGTGGGCTACAGCAAGGGGAAAGCGGGGGCGAAAATCTCCGAAGTGTTTGACGTGCGCGAGCAGACCTACCCGGCGCGCGGCATGGATTCGCAGATCCACGAGGTTTTTAACCAGGCCGCACATCACGGAAGCCGGGACAGCACCAAGAACGACATCCTAAAACAAGCAGCAAGTGCTAAAATTCCGCAAGGAGATGCTAATGACCAACTCAACCAAACAGCAGGAAGCACCGGAGACCGAGGAGGACGGGCTGATAGCCGGCACCTTGCGCCTCTTGAAGGCGCGCCATCAGTCAAAGGCTTTCATGGCCCAGACCCGCGCATTGTCTCAGTCGCAGAGCGCTACGCCCGCGACCACGGCATCGACCTCAAGCGCCAAGCCGAATACGCAAGAGTAGACCCCGAGCGCGCCAAGCGCATCGCGGATGCGTATGAGGTCATGCCTCACGCACCGCAAGACCCCAAGGTCAAAGAAGCCTACGAGAACCTGATCAGGCAGACCGTCGACCAGTACCAGTACCTGGCCGACGCGGGTTACAAGTTCTGGTTCATTGACCTGAACAACCCCAAGAATGCCGAGTACGCATCCACCCCCTGGAACGCCATGCGCGACATGCGCGCGAACCAGGAAATGGGTGTCTTCCCGACCAATGAAGGGTTCGGCTCCGGCGCGGAGTTCAGCCCCGATGCCAACCCGCTGCTGGCCGATACCGGCATCAAGTGGCCTGTCGGTGGTCCAGACGGCCCTCTCGCGCCAGTGCTGGCCAATGACCTGTTCCGGGCCGTGCATGATGCCTTCGGTCACGGCATGGAGGGTGCAGGCTTCCGTGCCCAGGGCGAGGAAAACGCCTGGCAGGCCCATGACCGGCTGTTCACCGGCAGCGCAAAAGGCGCCGTCGCCAGCGAGACCCGAGGCCAGAACAGCTGGGTGAACTACGGACCCCACGGTGAGACCAATCGCACAGCCAAAGGTGAGGGCACCCACTTCGCCGACCAGAAGACCGGCCTGATGCCGGAGTGGACCTGGACCGAGGGGCGCGCGGGGGACCAGCAGGATGAGGTCCTGAAGCAGGAAGCCCCGGCCAACAAGTACCAGACCAGATACCCGGCCAGCCTCAACGCCGACGAGCGGGCGCAGTACGATGTGCTGGCCACGCCACAGGAGGACATGTTCAACGGTGAGTTCGCCGATGAAAAGTCCACCGTCAACACCGACGTCAAGATTAGCAGCAAGGGCGACACGCTGCAGGGCGGCAACGTCAACAGCGCCGGCCAGCAAATCACTGCTACCAAGCAGGGCCTGCAGAACTTTTGGAAGTGGTTCGGTGCGTCGGCTGCAGTCGATGACGACAACAAACCGATCGTTCTCTACCACTCAACGAACGGCGACTTTGACACCTTCCAACCTGGGCGCGAGACCATCAACTCGACCACCTTCGGCGATGTTGAAACTCAGCGTCACGGCATCTTCCTGACGCCTGACATAAAGTTCTCTGAGGGCTATCTGCGCCCCGGCGCCGGGCAAAACGTAATGCAGGTATACGCCTCCCTGCAGAACCCGATCGACCTGCGCGAGGGGATCAGCGGGGAAGACCTAAATGCTATCGTAAACGCGGCAGAGGGCAAGCTGACGCACCGCGACTTCAGCTACGTCGACCCCTATGAGTCGTGGCAGTTCTTCGATGACGAGTTCGGCAAGAACTTTGTCGAAGCAGCTAAGGCCGCAGGGTATGACGGCGCCATCATGTTTGAAGCTGGCCCAGAAGACAACAAGGCCGCGACCACCTACGTGGCGTTCGACGCCAACCAGGTCAAAAGCGCTACGGGCAATAAAGGTACCTTCGACCCGGCCAACCCCAGTATCCTGAAGCAAGAAGCCCGTGGCACCTTCAACCCCGGCACGCTGACAATCAGCCTGCTGGAGAAGGCCAACCTCTCGACCTTCCACCACGAGATGGCGCACTTCTACCTGGAGGTGCTGGCCGACATCGCCAGCCAGCCCAACGCCCCGGAAAGCATCAAGTCCGACATGGACCTGTTCCTGAAATGGGCGGGCGTCAAGGACCTGGCCACCTGGAACGCGATGACCCTGGACGAAAAGCGCGCCGGCCACGAGAAGTTTGCCGAGCACTACGAGCTTTACCTGTTCGAGGGCAAGGCTCCCAGCCAGGAGCTGCAGCCCCTGTTCCGGCGCTTCGCCAGCTGGATGAAGAACGTCTACAC